ACAGGAGCCGCAGGAGTATCCAAGTCATCTTTAATTGCCGCAGACGCTCCAGTTGGTAAAGAGTAACCCGGTACTAAAGATCTTAATCCCTCTGGTGTACGCTCAAATGGTACATTACGATAGACAGGATTACGCTTAAACATAGGATTCTTGTCTGCATCTAACCGCTGTAGTCCAGTCGTAGGATCAATATCAGGCTCTGTCTCATACCCAACAATAGTAGGTACGTCAATCGTAGCAGGCATCTGAGACTTCTCTAGCTCACCTGCATATGCCGCAATCTGTAACGCTCGCTCTGGCGCAAACTGTGAGACAGTCTGCGCGAGTTCACGTAAAGCTTTAGGATCATTAGGATCAACACCTGCGATAGCCTGTTGCATTTGCTCAGCCGCTTGTAACTCTGAAGACTTACCACCAAACAAACGAGCAAGGCCTAAACCGAGAGCCGCTCCTGCAGATCCGTAGGGATCACGTTGAGCCGCTAAGAACTCTGCTTGTTCTTGACGCTGACGCTCCATCACCTGCTGTGGTGTTGCGCCAAAGAGACTTAATACTTGATTACGTGTTGCCATAATAAATCCTATCGGTAAAACCTAAACTGTGAAGGAGAAGCTGGAGCAAATAATGAGGGTGAGTTCATGTAGCCTGTTGCGGTAGACCCAAATCCTGATCCGTATGATCCTGCTAGTGGACCAAAACCTGACTGTGTAGGACCAAAGGTTGTAGGACTACCGCTCATGCCTTTCCCCCGGCTGACGCCGTAGCCGCTGAACCAACAAGGGAAGCAAAGAAGTTTGCGTTTTGCCCACGCTGTTCTTGTTCAATGTTTGCTAGTGTTTTGTATGGATCAATCTGTAAGTTACCACTTGCATATGCCGCCGCCGCACGAGCAGTTTCAGCATCTACACCTTGTGCTAACAACTGATTCTCTAGTGCAGTAATGCTCTGTCCTGACTGTAACAATCCACCTGCAATGTTTGCTAGCTGTCCTTGTTCGTTATACGCTTGACCACGCGCACCTGCCATAAGTTCTGCAAGAGTCTGCTGTTGCGCTCTACCTAGTCCTAACGCATCAGGCTGTACCATACCAGAGCCTGTACCAAGTCCTTGTGATTCACCCGCAAGTCGTAAACCTAAACGTCCAGAACCAAACAAAGTATTCTGTAAGTTAGTTGCTTGGCGTTCAAACTCTGGTTGTAGTAATGCTGATTGTTCACCAAAGATTTCACTTGCTCTTGCGCTAGGATCAAATGCGGCGAGTCGTTCGTATAAGTTACCTGCACCTGCAAGAGATGTTCCAAGAATATCTTGATACGGTTGAGATAGGGTTGACTGATACTGACCATCCCCCAGATACTTAGCCGTACCTGAACCAGTGGTTACTGTAAATGGTTTAAATACTGCTTCTTTGCCTAGTTCCCTAGCGCGAGCAACAGCTTCTTCGGCAGTACCTGCACCACCCTTTCCAAATAAGGCGTTAGTGATACCGCCTACGATATTACCCATTTGTATATCTCCACATAGGTCTATCTATTCCATCATCACAATGTAGTGTTTCCACGTACTTGTATCCAATTGATTGAGCAAACTTTTCTAACTTAGGGTTGTCACTCAAACAGTAAAAAGGTTGACCATGCATCATTTGCAATAGTCCTTGTACTTGCATTAGTTCTTTCTTAATTGCAGGAGTCCACTTATGTACATCCATATGTATCCAAGTTCTGTCTGCAAATCGTTCAAAGTAAATCGTGTATGCAGGTTGTATTGCTACTGGTGTCTTTATCAAGCAGTACGCTTCCACATATAAACTACAATGTATGGTTGCAAGTTGTTGTGAGCTTGCCCGCCACCTGTTGAACCTGACGTACCTGTCGTATCATTACCAACCGTAGTACCAGAGTCAAAGGAGTTGTTCTGACTACCGGAGTTAGGAACTGAGTGAGTGTGTGCAGGAATCTCGTCTACTGTCAACGTGTGCGTCTTAGCACCACCTGTCTCTTCTGCTGTATCAAAGTCTGTATCACCTGAGTCAATACCTACTGGAACACGTCCCGCACCAAACGCTACCCAAGTACCAAACCCAAGTAGTGTAGCAGGATTAGTGCTGTTGCTTGCGTTCATGTAAATAGAACCAACAGGGTGAAGGCTAGATAAATCAACCGCCGGGATTGCATCAATAGAATTGTTAACAAACGCTGTGGTAGCAATTTGAGTTGTGTCAGTACCTGTCGATGCTGTTGTAGAAGTAGGTGTACCTGTCAGCGCAGGAGAGTTAGTGTCTGCTTTAGAGTTAACTGCTGTTTGAATTGCATTAAACTCATCGTCAATCTCTGTACCCTTGACAACCTTAAGTGGGTTACCTGTTAGCAGTGCATCTTTTGACGCAAAGTCTGTTGATTTAGTATATGAACTCATTAGATTGTCCTACCTTGTTTAACATAGACATCCATCTTTTGAATTGACAAAGCACCACCGTTAAGGTCTGCTTCAAATCCTAATTGTAATACTGATCCACTACCTGATCCCGGCGCACGTACTGTGTCAACCAATGTACCGCCTGAGTATTCACCAATATTGTACTCAGCTACGTTATACTCGTACACTGTACCTGTACGGACTGTCAGAGGATACGAGTTGTACTGGTCACTGTAGTCAAACCCAGACTTAACAACAAAGTCCTGTCCTGTTGCACCGATTACGGTCATTGCTAGACGTTTGAGTATTTTAGTTTGTGAAGCTGTACCAAGATCAAAGTAGTTTGTAAAGTACACCATACGATATGAAGAACCATTGTCTTGATACCCTGTGTATCTAGCAAGGCCATCGTTGTGAGTCATGTAGATTTCACCATCAAATGCAAGCCAGTCTGTAAACTCCATGTTGTTCCAGATTGTTACACGAGCAGAACCATCTTGTAGTGGCTGTCGCATATCAAAGCAATACACTTGTTTAGTCGTAGGAAACGCAAGAAGGTAAAAAGCATTCGTTGGTGAGTATGCTGACTTGATGTTTGCAGGAGTCTCAGACTCAATTAACTGTACTAAGTCATCACGGACGTTCTTTGACAAGTCACGCATTGGTGTTGACTTCTCTTGAATGACTCGACCTAACGACATCAATCCTGAGTCAGACAAAAAGAGAATATCAGTACCTGTGTTTTGAATACTGTCTCTTGCAATACACCCAACACCGTTGATAACTTCTACAAGCTGTAGCGTTGTTGGATCAAGGTATGTCTGTGCTGTATCGCTGTCTCCAAAGATAATAATGTTGTTCTTACAGAATACAATCAAGAAGCCATTGTGTGCGCCTAACGCAATAATCTCATCGTTACCGTTGACAAGAATACTTGAGAGATCTAAGCTACCGGCTGTGCCTGAGTTCCAACGAGAGGGATCAAGTAAGTCTGTCCAGTAGATTGTTGTCGCATTAGTCGCTGTATCCGCTGTCCATACTCTACCGTATGCAGACAATGCACAGTTACCCTCAACGGGCGTACCAGAGGCTGAAGGTGAGTCAGAGATGTCTTCAATAGTGCCACCAACAGTATCAAAATACAGGGGCTCATAATTCTTTTGGAATAAATAAGCGGCATCATTTAGTGTAACTGCCTGCCAATTTCCATCTGTTAAAGTCTGCGCCCCGTTGTATGTTACTTGGTTTAGTGTACCTGCTGAGTAAATGTAAAATGTATCATCCGACCATGCACCAAAGTATTCAGTTGCATCAATATCAACAAACCGATGCATACCTTGAAGATTAACATCAGTCACTTCATCAAGGAATGTCCAACCCTTACGCGCACCTAACCGTCCAAACTTATCAATCACACAGTTAGTTGCCTGTAGCGCAAAGCCAGACTCAAGGGTAATACCAGACTCTTGTGTGTTGAGTCCAAAGAACCCCGGTGCGGCAATACTAGCTGACTGTAATGGAGATGCCATTATGGTGCTGTCCAAATTAATTCTTCAGGATGCTTAGCTTGATCAAGAGAGAGCGCATCATTGAGTACACGACTAGCTGTGTTATAAGCTGACTGACTTGCAGTACCACCGTCTTCACCACGCTCTTCAATAGCCTTAGCATACGCAAGCATTTCAATAGGCTTGTTAGGACATACAGGTACGTCTGTGTCTGCTGACAAATCTGCTTGACGATCTACAATATTAAAACGAATGAGGTACTCACCGTCTGGTGGTGGGAACACCTCAACAATTGTGTCACCGTTTTCATCAACACCGTTGAAGCTGTAGTAACGAGGCGCACCGCGAGAGGGAGTTGTATTTAAATAATACTGAGTAAACTCAGATGCAGTTTTATATGTCATAAAGTTATTTGATGTATCATTCACAACATCCAACATCTTCATGTTATCTCCTGCGCCTGTTAACTCATACGCAAAAGCACCTGCTGTAGTGGTAGCAGTTAACGTAGTACGCAACGCAGACCAATCCCAAGCCTGCTCTATTTCTTGCTTAGCATCATTGACTAACATACCAATGAGTGTTGAGTAAGCACTTTCGTTAACTGTAGAGACAGTACGCTCTCTTAAGCGTTTTAAAACATTGTTTACTAATTGAAGATACGTCATTTGCGTTTCCTACTTAAG